CATAAGACAAATTATCACCGACCGAGCCAGAGTTTGGATTATACAACTCCATCTGAACAAGACCTAAAGGAGCAACAAATCCTCCAATAAATCCATTGGCCTTCAGATTGGATGAAAAATTGTTGTAAATCGAAGTAGATGCTATTTCATGCTGTGATGCAGCTGCCATAAAATTAGCACCGCCTGGATAAAACTCTTCAGTTCGAGCACCGGCAGGATCATCTGGCCACAAACCAACTGGATAAGGTGGCTCGTTATTAGCCTCAACTGCTTCGGAAATCACGTCATCAAAAGAATCACCAAAGTCAAACATGGTATTGAGATATGAATCTCCAAACGCACCCAAGTCCGATACCGGAACATTGGGCTCTGATGAATTCGGTCTAGCTCGAGCAAGAGCATAATTGTGAATTACACCAAGAGTGTGTAAAGACCCAGAAGTATCGTTACCACCAATCATGTGCAACTGCTGAGTAGCGAGGCCAGTATCTTCAGGGAACTCAATTCGAGAATACTGCCACTCATAAGCAACCGATGCATTGCCAATAGTAGCAGCAACGCCTACGGGAACTGGTGAATCCGCGAGTGCGCTAGTCGCAGCTTCAGCGTGAATCGAATCAAAATATACCTTAAAATCTCGGTATCTGGCATTGATATCGGTATCCGAAGACTCCTGGGCCATCCGATTCAAACGCTGCCACGCGCGGAACGACGCCTCCCACGCCTCATATGTAACCCAAGTCGGTGGAAGTCTAGCTACAGAAATATCACAGGAATGATTAGACATAATCCGAATTCCTGCAATAGCCAAATCCTTGCCCTGGCGATTCATACGACGACTAACCGCCGATATATCTCTCCAAAGATCGTAATAATAAAACATGCTAGCGCCATCATTCACTGTTTCAGTCAGTGTATAATGAAGGGTCAAGGGGGTAGGTTTGATTTTGGCCATAACGCATTGCGTATCAAAGAAGGCCTAAAAATCCCTCCCCTGCCATATTCGCTGTTAATCACCACGCTCACCTCTACCCTACCGCTCTCAATCCTCTTTCGAGCGTCACCTCCGGTACCGACAACGTGGGTACTTAGTTGTCGTTTCTCTTTGTGCGCGCCTGTACGTATACGCGCGCGCGCGTAGCCGAGTAACACCAATACAAGATATTCTCGGGGTTTTGAGTCCAGGATCCACCCATATTGGGGTGGAACTCTACTACCTTTTTTCCAGTGGAAATGCAGGGGGGGGTTGGCTTCTTCGAGGTTCGCTTAAACACGAAATGATGTCGACCTGGTTGCGGATACTTCCGCCACTTCTTAGTGGTCCCAGTACCAGGAGTCATCATTCATCACCAACCTATTTTTTGTCGAATTAAGTTCTAATTGAATAATTCGTTTTTCCAATTCACGAATGAGCTCTAACAAATCTTCGAGGTCATGACTCATTCTTCTTCACCGCCCAAAGTGTCAAGCCACTCCGAATAAGATTGGGCGAGAGTTAATCGCTCACCTTCAGTTTCAGGTTTAGATCGCTTTTGTACCCGAAGTGCTTTCGGGATTAATTCATATTCGATGTGCATACAAACTTTGCAAATCGCCCACATACCGTCATTCAACGGATAGAGCTGTTTAGTCGTGGCTGAACAAAAATCACATTCATTCTTCACTTTCATCCACTTTCACCTCCGGAGGTTTTGGGAACTGAACTGCAAACAGTCCACCCTCCATTATGACAAATCTTGTCCGTTCAAATCTCCAAACGCCATCGCGTTTCACTCTCCAATATAATGTCGGTTCAGCATCCCACATGGTAACGACCTGTAACAGGTTGTAATATAACGTTACCTCATGCTACTAAGCGTAACAGCGTCAAAATACTGTTTAGGGGAAACTCCACCTGTAATAAAATCAGTGAAATTTTCAACCCCTGTATTTTCGTCGATCGCATAAGATACGGCATAGCCTACAGCAACTGGGACAAGAGCCGCAAGAGCCACAGACCCAGTAGCGCGGAGAGCGCCCCCGCCAATAGCGCGAGTAGTCGGTCGCGTAAGTGCCCACCAAGCTCCATGTGCCATACCTCTACCAGTGTGGGCTAAGACCTTTTGTCCCCAAGGGGTTCCCAGAGCCGCACCTGCAGCATATTCTGGAAGACTATCTCCATAGTAGATACCGACACCAAGACCACCAACAAGTCCCCATGCCCAGTGAACTGGTGCAGACATGGGATCACTTCTTGGCACGAACAAGTTTCTTCGATGATTTCTTGCCATTCGTATAACGATAGCACATCATCTTTCCATTTTTCTTGAACTTTTTCCCGTAATTGTATTTAGCCACAAATAGCACCTCCCGCAGCTGTCGAAACTGAGAGGAGTGCACCCGTCTGCCAAAGGACAAACAGACAAAGTGCGGTGACTAGTTGGTTCTCCTTAACCAGGAGTAATATCTGTGACCAACGTGTGGCTGTTAGTGCAGAATGCACAACTTCGGGAACCTTATCAGCAGCTTGCATTAGTTCCCCTCCAACATTGAACGGCCCATGACGCCATTCGCAGGGCCCGGCAACAGATCGACGTAAACATCGATCACATAAGACAAATTATCACCGACCGAGCCAGAGTTTGGATTATACAACTCCATCTGAACAAGACCTAAAGGAGCAACAAATCCTCCAATAAATCCATTGGCCTTCAGATTGGATGAAAAATTGTTGTAAATCGAAGTAGATG